TCCTTACGTTAAGATGGTCGGTGAGTGTGAAACGCCAGCGTTTCTCACCGCGGTCGGTCGCGCAATTGACTATTTGCGTCAGGCCATACCGGTGTTGGAGGTTCACTCTGGATTACCAGAGGGTTCCCTTCATTTACCGGTGTGGGCTGACGCAGCGCGGCCACCTGTCCACCTTCTCAAGGAGTTTTGTGTGGGTCTCCTTGCTAACCCTGAAAGCCACGCGTGGTGGCCGATTCTTGCCCGAGTTTCGCTCGAGCATCGCACTACCATTGCCGGTAGCCTCTTTCTCGCTCGAAAGATGCTACCGGTTCTGCCCTCTTCACCGGACGCGCATAAAGAGCGGGTCTGTTCTCGTCCTGCCCCTCCTTCTCCTCCGGGTTATCTTCGTTTTGTGCGAAAGTTAATCCGTATGGAGTTAAGGAAAGGTTGGGACGTGGGATATGACCGTCGCGTCTCCTCCTTCTGTCCTCCTCTGTCGTCTTCCCTGCAGCGTACCCGCGCTACAGGGGGGGCCCGTTCCCAATGGGTGGGTCGCCGGGTAGATTTCCTAGAGGCCTCTTTTGGCCTTCGTCCTTTTCGATGTCCATCCGAGTTTCGTACTCGGTTCATGAATGTCGAATTGGATGGGAAATCTAGATCGGTGACTGTGGCTTCGGCCACCCAGCACCTGTTGGGTCCCCTTCACCGTTGTCTTTATGACGCGGTGTCGAGACGACCTTGGCTTCTTCGTGGTGAAGCCAAGAAAACCAAGTTCACAGAATTTAATTCTGTAGAAGGGGAGGTCTTCGTCAGCGGAGACTACGAGTCTGCTACTGACAATCTTTCTCTGGAGGTCGCCGAGGTTATCCTCGACGAGCTCCGAGTACTATCGGATGAAGTCCCAACATCGATATGGGATTTCGCTCGCCTCAGTCTTAGGGCTGTGGTGGAGTATCCTGATGGTACTACTGCACATCAAGTTCGCGGGCAATTAATGGGGAATTTGTTGAGTTTCCCATTATTATGCCTGCAGAATTATGCCGCGTTTCGTTGGTGCGTAGGTTCCTCTTGGCGGAGGATCCCGGTTCGCATCAACGGAGATGACATAGTTTTTCGTGCGGAGAGGAAGGTTGCCGATAGTTGGATGAATACAGTTTCCGTCCTTGGCCTGAAACTTTGCCGTGGGAAGACGTTGGTTTCAAAGAGTATTTTCTCTTTGAATTCAACTTTCTTTCGCGCCACGCGGTTAGGCGTTTCATCTATCCCTGTCCTGCGTTCGAGTGTGCTTGGCCGAGATGTGGGAGTTCCCCACGGTCTCGGTCCGGGACTTAGAACGTTTAGGGCAGGGTTTGTAGGTGAAGCTAGGGTCAGGGCGGAGTGTATTTATCTCCGTTGGCGAGACAAGCAGTTTTCTGCTTGTGGGAGGAGTGTGTTGCGTGACCTGCACGCTCCGGTGGATCCCGAGTCGTTGGTTCGAGTTGGTTGGGGAAGGAGGGAGGCTTTCTATTTGGATTGCCCCCCTTGTCCCCTTCCGCTCGATCAGTTACGACTTGGGAGACCGTCCTTACCGGAAGGATGGTCGAGGGTACCGGTCTCGAATCATCGAGGCCAGAGGAGGAGGCAGCGGTGTGCTCAGGAGTCCTTCTTTGGGCTCCTGAGTGACCAGGCCTGGAACTTACCACCCGTGTCTTCTCGTTGCTTGCAACGAGGGACATGGCGGGAGACCGTAATGGGATCTTTGATCTCTTCATGGCGGTGGTGGAGAACCAGGTCGCGTCGATGGGAAAAGCTTCGTGGGGAGTTTCGACTTGTCGCGAAGCGTTTTCGTTGTCGGCTGTCTCTTCTCTGGCAGTACGATGAAGGCCGGAGGGTTAAGAAGGTATGGGCGGGTGGTCGTTGTGACCGACCCGGTTTGGGATTTTCCTGAACCGCCTGTCACGGTGTTGAGAGGACGCACGGGAACTTTGTCCCTCCTCTTAACCTGGTTAGTGAAAGGCAACGGCGTGAGACCGACGCAGCGAATAGTCTGCATCTCGCGTATCGCGCTGAGTAATCATCGTGGATGAATGGTCCGGGAAGGCAGTATGGGGTATTGATCGC